CTGACGTTTTTCCGGAATCTTCTATGAGTAGATCGGTAAACCACTTAGAGTATAAAGTGCCGCCTAAAATTTTCAACGCAGAGGTACTGGAAACGTTATTAGAAACTAGTTGCATACGGCCACTGGACAATGCTTCTGCTTTAACGCCAGCGAATTTTTGGTTAAAGGCCGCTGTCCAATCGCTCAGCGTTAGAGAGGAAAAAGAGCTACCGCCAAAGTCAGCAGTGGTAAAGGTATACGTTTGAGCCGGTGTATTATCCACCGATAATGATAATGAACTATCAGTTGATATATTCCACGATGAAAATAGAGTTGTTACAAGGGTTGCAGCTTTTGCTTTTTCACTTAAAAGGGTGCCATTCTGATATAAACGAATATGGGAGAATTCATTGGTGGGGAATTTTAAAATATCATTGGCAAACAGCGTCACATCTTCATTGCTCTGCAGAGACATAATTTGAATAATTTCTGCATTGAAAGAGTTAGCATATAAGAGTATACACGTAGAATTTTCAGTTAGACGCGCCTTAAATATATAAGCTTGACTGTTAATTGCTGCTACAATTTCAGCAAGAGTAGCGGCCGCGATATTGACAAAATCGCTAGTGCTAAAAGTGACCGTTTCCTCACTCGAATCAACGCGTACACGTAGAAACATACCGTTTAAAAGAGCATAAGGTCCTATGCTTGCGCTGATGACTTGTGGGCGCGGTAGTGGAAAATTAGCGAGTTGAAGAAATTCTTCTTTACCAGAGGCATCGTCTAGAAGTGCGTCAACGGACTGACCAGTGTATGATGGCTGAAAACCGCTACCGTCGTCTATATATAGCAAGGAAGGATAGCCCGCTTGTGTCGGCTCAGTTACTACGGCCGAAGCTATTCCTTTATTGTCACTACTATCATACAGCCCGATAAGACTACTTAAAACCGCGCTTTTTGTGCCGCGGGCCAGCGTTAGTGTGTAAGTCTTTATTCTTTCGCGCAACTCTAAGTCAGTCTCTATGTCGCGGCCGTTTGTTAATGGAGATATGTTGATCACAGCGGCGCCACTAAACGGCATATTTACAAACTCAGAGATAGTGCCAATGCCTGCGTTGGCATTGCTGCCGGTTTGAGCTGCCACTGCTTCTACATTATTAGTGGTATTTTCTCCGGCTGGAATAACAGAGTCGCGTAAAGAGCTATATTGAATCGCAGGTGACTGATTATTGGCAGGTATCTTAATGCTAGTTCCCGCAGGAATAACACGGTCCGTCTGTCCTTGCGCATCAATGACCTGATCAGAAATTAGATGATTTTTTTGTAAAGCCGCAGACAGCTGAATTGTATAAAAAGTAACGTTATCCGTAATACTGCTGTAATTGATCGGCCCTTCAAAGTTCGATGTTCCTCGCCCAATAAAAAGAGAACCAGTGGGATTCCAATTTGCGGCGTTGGTGACGTACAATTGAGTCGCACCGGCTATTGGCGCTGGCTTGATTGGATAAAGGGATGTGCTGCGCTTAGTTATTAGTGTATTCTGGAACTGAACAAAGCCAGATGCTCGGGTTGCACTGTGACGAGACAGGCCGAAATCGGCCGCTCTTGCGTCTAAATCGGAGTTTTTAAGGGCGTTAATATTCAATAATTCTAATATATTAAGTATTGCGACGTTATTCTCAAAATCGTTAGTAGCGGCGGCTTCAAGTAGAGTAAGTAATACAGAACCGGTGTGCAGATCGCTTATCGGCGTATTTGCTATTATCCGCCGCACCATATTGCCGAGTAACTGATTAAAAGATTTTATTTGAATTGCCATAGTTATCCCTATTTTACTCTACAACACCTTATAGAGCGTATTATAACGCCACCGTAAAACTAATTGGTATTACAGTATTAGACCCTGCCATTTTAACCGTTAACTGTATTGAAAAATATGATGCCCCTGTATTACCGCCATTTCCATTGTAGTATTCAATACTTAACTGCTTTAACCCATCAAACCGCGAATCTGCCGCAATTTGCTCGTTGATAGCAGAAGCCAGCAATCGCTTTAAGGAATTAGTCGCCTTGTTGGTTAACCCCGCGATTGACCGTAGACCAAATGGCAAATATCGCTTTAATTCCCCTAACTCTATTGTTAGTTTTAACTGGATCGCTTGTATGGCGTTTTCAATGCCAAAGCTTAACTTCACGTCGCTAGACGGCACGATCATAAGATCGCCGGTTTTACTCAACATTAGGTCGATCTTGGCGAGTTGTTCATCGGTTGAACTAGTCTTTAAAAACCACGGCGTTTCCTGTAATACATCGGAGGGCGCGCCCGCTTTAGACGGTATCACCAGATAAAGACTGCTATTAACTGTATTAGGCTGAAAAATACGAACTGATGCATTATCACTTATCTTATATCTTGAAAGATTGCTCGCACCGCTTAGTTCTAATATTAAGTCACCACTTATTGGCACAGCTTTTATGCTCACTATAGCGCGTAATTCTTCTATTGGCTGCGTATTTGACTGTAATGCCACTAATTGATTGACAAACAGTTGATTCGTCAATAAGTTACCATCGATATCAGTTGGCGCTATATTTATCTGATTAGCTGATGCGTTTGAAATTAAAAACACTCGCTTGCCAATCTCATCAATATACGGTGGCTTTAATCCGTTAGCGATTGCGATCTCAATCCATCTATCGTGTTCTCCTAAAGTTCGCGCTGCTAACCCAGCTAAATCTTCGCCGTAATTCAATTTAGCAACTTGGCCATTAGCATATTGTCCAATTTTGATATCCGGGTTATTAGCATTGATTTTAGCAAGCAAGAAGGGGTCTATAGAAACAGAGTTAAGACTAAGAATATTAGCAATTATGAAATCAATCGTTCGGATGCTGTCTTGAAAATATTGCAATAACTGCATATCATTCACGGTAGCGGCCACTTGACTTTTCTGAGTTGGGCGTGAATATATGCGATTATAGTCTGAGTCTGCGGTTCCGCGTTGGGCTGCGTATTCATCCCGGGCTAGTTCAATTTGTGAGCGTATCGTAACAAAATTTTGTTTGGTAAAGCCCTTAACCTCGTTTGTCGTTTGAGCGATAAGGCGCGATTCTTCATTGGTTATTGGGATAATCGTTATCGGCATAACTTCAAAGACCAGGGAGAAGCGCGCCGACACCGCGTTATCCGAAAGAGGATTAAAGAATGAGGGAAGGGAGCGCTGTGCTGCTATAAAATCTGAAAAATCATCAAATTGAGTTTTAAAGGCATCGGAATCAATGGATCGGGCGCCATTGTTTAATATCTCCAGGCGTAAAAATTCCCACTTATCGCGCAGTTGGGTCCAGCGTAACGGAATAAGGGCGGGTATGTCCGCCATAGTCAACGGGTCACCACCTTGAACCTTAAACCATAAGTCGATTTTAGCAATCTGTGCGTAAATACCCGAAAACATCCTATCGTCCTATAATATTACGACCGCCAACGATCGTACCGATCACGCCCTTTACTTTACTGGCCGTACTCTTTATATCTGTCAATAAACTAGACCCTTTTACGCCATCAAGGCCAAGATCGCGCAGGCGCTGTGGCTCTAGAGCGAACATGCCCACTTGACCCACAGGTTGCATATCATACGCCCGCAATGAAATGCCATATACGTACAACATTGGATCACTAACCGATCGTGTAAGAGTAAAAGACCGTAGATTGCATTTATAGATAACCCCGTCTTTATAATTCGCAAACCACAGTGGATGTCGGCGATCCGTGACGGGAGCACCGTTTATTCCGGCCGCGTCTCTCTTATATTCTAGAAAAAATTTATATAAATTATGAAAAGTAGCATACCCAGTAGTTTCAAGGTTGGCAGGCATACCACTTTCATTGGGGCGCGAAAATATCGACTTGGTCTGATTCCAGGCGTTCATGGCGGTACTTATTGTTTTTCCAAAAAAACCGCCTAAAATGCCGGCAGATTGATCAATGGTGAAAGAAGAGCGAGATGCCTTTACAAGATCTCCTTGGATAGCGCTATCATATTTATATTGTGAAACTAAACCAGTAGTACCTGAAATTTGTATATCGTAATACCGTTGCTCGGTATGTTCTTCTACGGTGCCATACAGTGTAGGAGTGATATTAGACGCAAAAGTAGTGGAAATTGATAGATTTTGCGGCGCGATCGGTAGAAACACCTCATAAAAATCTTTCTCATCTGTGGCATTGCCTAAATATAGTCGGAATGCGTAGGGCGTAGATCGCCACCAAAAATCATTATCTGTCGGATAATGGTTGTCAGCTAACCTTTTCTTAAAATCAGGGTAAGATGGACTCATTTTTAGGCCTCTCTATTATTTTATAACATATTAACTTAATTAGAGAGTGCCTTTTATCTTGTTTAAGGCGGTTCTGACCTGTAAAATTTGAGACCATTGTGGGGCTAAATTGACTGGTGAGGCGGGTCCAACTGGGGTTATGATCGTTTGAAGGGCTAACGCGTCTATAAGTTTTATGAGTTGATCAATAAGTTCAGTACCGTCAGTTCCTATCGCTATTTTAGGTGATTTTATCGAAACTGACGCGCTCGCGGTTGTTTTATATTGCTTTGTTGATAGTGTAAAAGTATTTTGCGAGTTTATAGTAGTAATTTTTGTAGTTAAATCAACGCTCTCTGCCCCTTTTTGCATTTGTAGTACAACATTGCCGGATGAGAGCGATATGGTGCCACCACTCTTATCGATCTTAATAAACTGTGGCTTTGATTGAGCATTGTCATTTATGATCCAACTGCCAGTTTTATCAAATTTATAGAATGAAGTACCCACTGATTCATTATAAGTAGGTATCGGTATGATATCGCCCTTAGGAGGATCGTTTAATTTAGCCGCATTAGTCGGAACACCTCTGAATTCAACCTTATATTCGCCTTGATCGTTTATCGATTTGCGCACCCCATTAAACTCGGATATATATTCTTGCGCTGTCGTACTTCTAATATTGACCTGTCGACTAGGATGACGAACGCAGCCTAAAATCACGCCCTCTTTTGCCTTGCCGTTTAAAAAAGCTACAACGACCGTATCGCCAGCTCTTATGGCGTAACTGCCAAAACTAGCGGCGTTCTCATCAGCCTTAAACGATCGCAAGGTATATTCTTCATAATTATACGGCCCGCCAAAGCGCGTAAGCATGGTACATAATACGGGAATACGGCGATTTTCGCTATTCACTTCTACTATGTACCGCATTTCACCGTGTGTGGTTAAAAATATTACCTCGCGAACAATACCAGTGCGAATATTGTTGTCCCGACGATCTGTTGCCGCCGTAGTTTGTTGAGAACGCCAAATTGAGCTATCGCGAATTATGCCCATTTGTTATTCTTTCTCATCACTGCTGTTCCACAGACTATTTAACGGGGCTATACTAGAAACGACGTTTTCTTTATTGCTTAAATCTTGACGTGGGGTCTCATCAGTTGTTTTATCAAGCATGCCCCCAGTCGTCATATGTGCCCATTCTGTAGTCGAACTACTCAACGGTTTACGATCTTTATCGACTATTACGCCTCTAATGAAATGAATAGACGTCATAAAGGAACGCGCTGCTGAGTCAGACATAGACATGCGGTGCGCTATATTTTCGACGTGTGCCAATATCCATGGCTCATTAGGATCTTCTGCCAGCTCGTTCGTGTTCCGCTCGATAGTCGCCTTAGGTTTATTTTTTAACGCCGCCTGCGTTAAATTACTCTGAAAATTAAAGGCACGCAACGGGAACATGATGTTGTCGCCAACCTGTATATAATTGTCCTGCCCTATAAAATTTATAGTACCATTTAGCATCAGATGTGTGTTGAAATACCACTCCCTCAAAAGATATTTCCATATAAGCGTATTAATGATCAAAATAGGATCACTGTTTAAGAGTGTCTGCATCCCTGTAACTGCGGCATTAACTCCAGTATCCACAGTAGGGGGCGCGACAAGCTTCTTGACCGGCGCCTTAGTGTTTTTGGCGATCTTTGCCGCTCTCTGTTCCTCAGCGGCTTTTTTTGCTAAAATATCGCGTGTCGAGTTTAATTTTTCGGCACGTAACACAGCGGCATCGTATTCCTTTTCGGCGTTATCTTGCTGCGCAACTAGCATATCTAATTTTTTACCAATTGTTTTTAATTTACCCTGTGCGACCTCATACACCCTCTTCCTTGAATACCAATTTTCACTGTGCCAATTAATGCCCTTTTCTTTTAAATCTAAATCATTAAATTCTTTATATTTTACTTGAAAATCCGCTTTTGCATCAATAAACTGTTGTCGCACAGAAGGACGAATCGGCCCCTTAGCAGTTAATGATATCGACCCCGATTCCGTTATCTCAATTACCATATAAAGTCTATCTTTTTCGTTACTCCATTTCTTTACAGCTGCATCCGCTTGAATGACTTCATCGCGTATTTTTTTGATATATGCCTTATCCTTCGCCGCCGTGATCGCAGTAGCAGTGGCAGTTTTTGTAGATGCGACATGGGATGTAGGGGTTGGTTGTGTTACAGTTTTTGCAGATGCGAGTAAGTCAATATCCGGCCAATAACGGCATGACTCCATTCGAGGACGAAAGCCTTCACGAGAAAAAGCCATAGTATCAAAGCTTTGTGATGTTAATTTCATCGATGAATTTAACGCGGCATCTTTTAATTGATGATCGTATAAAATTTCTACAAAGTTATATTTATCGCGCCAGTTATTCCCTGCTTCTACGGATACGATCTCCTTTAAGGGAATTTGCACGGTACGCAGATCAAAGAAACGCGCCGCAATTTTTCCCATAGTGGCACGGCGGGATGCATCACTTAAATCTTTCCCCGCTGTGGCGGCTATCTCGTCTATATCGCGCACTAAAAATGGCCGAAAACGCTTATAAAGAGCTAAAACCGGCACACTATCTCCGTTGGGCCCAAATTCCCAACGCATATCGCATATAAGTTCATTTAGCACAGGATTGCAGGCATCATTTAAGATTTGCCACATTTGATTTTGGCCGGTAACACTATCAGCAGAAAGTATACACCACCCTTCTGCTACCGGTGTATATTGATCAAAAAATACGCCGTTTACTGGCGCGGAATTTTCTCGCGTTACCTTACCTAAATAAGGAACTACTAGCCGCGCGACATCGTTCGATGTACTTTCTATTTTGATGCTTTGAACAGTTTCTCGAAGAGACGGAGGCATTTTATCTATTGACGTGAACAGATCCGACTCTTTAAATTTAAAAAAGGTCACTAGATCGGATGGGAAACGAAAGGCTACATTGGCCCGTATTATCACGTTTTTAGGTAAATCTTTGTTGCCTGTATCGACGCTTAACCCCCACATCATCAACAGCGCCGCCAAATTTTGATCGGAAGACCACTGCATCTCTCCGCCGCTGCTCGCCATGTATGCGCCATAGAATAATCGCTGTGAAAAAGACAAAGTATCTTCTTCGCTACCCCTAGATATTGGATCTATGTATAACACAGTGTCAAATACAGTCCCCCAATCAACTCCAGTAACCGTGTACACCGTTGTCCTTGTCCCAGACGCGCTCACGTTAGCCGAAGCGCGCACGGATTCAATTCGGCCTAACATCTTTACTTGTTTGGCGTTTGCTTTTACGTATAGATCATTTTTAGTGAAGGGGGTTTGCGACATCAGAATGGCTAGCCAACTACCGGGCGTAAGAAGCGCTAACCAATTTTTAGTAGGGGCTAAAACCATAGAAAATGCACCACTAGAAACAGCTTTTTGTTTCTGTATGTCAATGCTTATAATACTTTTATCCAATCGAATAACATCGACAGCGTGAGGATCAGGTATATGGGATGCGGTATCTATGGGCATGGAACTAAAACGATCGCGATAGTTCCAAATTATCACTGCTGCATGCGGAGTTTTTATCATTGACATATTCTATAATCCATTATTTTGTGGGCATCAATGGCAATTTTTGATTGTTAAGCGAATGCCGTGTCTCCGCCTTACTGGTCCCAGGCCCTGGAGTACCGCTGATATCAGCCATAAAGTTCATAAAACGCCCACCCGCGCCTACGTTCTTTGACATGTCTAACGGTTCATTGAGCTGCGGTATCGAAGATCGATCAAATCCTAACCGATCTGCCAACATCTCAGCCGCTGCCTTAAATATAAGCGCCCCCGTATTTATATTTTCGCCGGCTTGTGATAATTGTGGTAAACTCATGTCTTGAAACGCTTTCCCTACGCCTTCGCGGAACGTGGCGGGATCCATGCCAGCTGCCAGCGCTTGCATCGCTGTTGATAATTGTGTAAACGTCTCAGAAACGCTCTTGATATACGGAAATGATTCTTGCATCTTTTCCATAGTCGATTGAACAATGCGATTAGTTTGTTCAGCCGCCGTTACCACCGCACTTTCTGCCGTAGTAACTCCTTTACCATTGACACCAACATCACCTTCTCTTGGGGCTACTCCTCTTGACATCGAAGTAATGAACCCAAGATGTCCCATATGCGCCCGTTGCGACACCGCATTGACGACTGATTTCGCTGGCTGGGACATTTGATCCCATATCGTCGTAGCGTTTCTACCACCGGGGTTAAGAAACGCGTTCATTATCTCTTGATCAGTCTGGGGATCGCCCAACGTAGAACCGTAATTAGTGAATGTTTTTCGTATAGTAGATTCGATCGAAGCCCTTAACAGATCTCGATTAAGTTTACCCCCAGGAGCGAGTGCGGATAAGTTCATCCGATTGGCAGTAGCGGCCCCAGCGGCCTCGCCCTTAGTATTTGTTACCCTCTCTACTTCTCGCAATTGCTCGATGCCCGTGTACATCAAGGTGTTTAAGTCAGGCAATGACATATTTGGCGCTGCTCTTCGCAATATGCTGATCTGCTGCATTGTTCCTAGGTCAAATCCGGCTCTTCTACTAAGATCGCCGGTTTTTGCCATCGCTGCTTCTACCATTGGGGCAGCAAGATTCTTAGGAATTCCAGCGTCTGTGGCCGCTTGCACGCCAGTGGCCATATATTGTTGCATAGTGCCAGTGACATCGATACCCATCTGTGCCGAACTGGCAGAAAGAGTGACTATTCCTGATACCATCTGACCAATATTTTTAGAACTATCTAAGCCAGCCGCCACCGCTTCTCGCAATATCTTGCCCATCGCGGTTGGGTCACCGCCTGCGCCCGCGATCTGTCCCGCCATCCCTATAAACTGCGATTCTGACGCTACTAATCCCCTGCGCGTCGCTGTACCGGCTTGTGCCAGCAAACCAACCGCGTTCGCGCCAGTGAATTGCGCGCCCATCGCCGCGGTAGCTTCTGCAAAAAGCGTGGGAGCCATGGTTTCAAGGTCAACGCCAGCAGCCGATAATCGTGCCCGACCCGCTTGACTGGTAGCGGCATTAAAGATGTCGTCACGACGGGCACCAGTGCCTCGTAATCCATACGCCGCGCCTGATACGGCATTATAAGTAGTTTGCCCCATCATAGCCGGAACGGCGTTTATGACGTCGGCCGCGCGCATCCCTGTCTGAGCAAATACCAACGCTTGCTGCGCTGCCATAGCGTCAAGTCCCATTATGCCTCTCGTGAGAGAACCTGCTCCTTCACCGCCGGCCTGCGTTGCTCCGATTAAATTTCCACCAGCCCCTGTTTTTAACGCGTTTATAGTCGCTTGAGAGGCGTCAGCCCCTAATATTGCCGCACCAGTTTGATAGGTAGTGGCACGCGCTGATTCAGATAAATAAGCCACTTGGTTAAAGGCACTTAGGCGGGCATACGCTCTAACATCGCCTTTCGCTACGTTGCGCCAATCTTGATAAGCACCAACGACCATCTCTCCCATCTGCGCGCCGATCTGCGCTTGTTGCATTGGGAGTTCGACGGCGCCATACTGCACCGTTTTTGCAGTTTCACGGACGGCGGTGATAAGGCCTTGGATGGCTATGCCCCACCCGCCAGATAAAACACTTAAGATTTTAGCACCTAAGGCATCAACCGCGCCTGGATCTACGCCAGCTTTTCTAGCTGCAGATTCTTTTTCAGAAAAAACATCTCTTGCTTGCTCAAATTTTTCGCTTAACTCATCTTGATTCTTAGCGTTTGTGTTAATGGCTTCATCTAATTCTTGAAATGATTTAATTAATTCTTTTTGCGCGACGGCGTACTGCGATCGTAGATCTTCAGCTGAAATAGCACCACCTTTTACCTGCTGTGCCAATTCAGTTGCCTTTTCCTCACGCCCAATACGCTCTATTAAACCCCTTCCACTTTCATACGTTTTTGTGATGTCCGGTTTAAACTGTAAGGCACGCTGTACTAAAGCTTCTTTTTTATATACACCGGTTAACTGAGCAGCGTTCACATCTATCGTCGCTGCATTTTCCGGCAGCGTTGGATCCTCTAAAGCTACCCTCATACCCATGCTCAATTCTTCTCTTTTAGCGATCAACGCCTCTTGTTCGCCCATTAATTGCGTCGTCGTTTTCGCTCTCGACATAGCAAACGCACTAACGCGCTGCAAAGGATTTGCCATCGTCGCGGCCCGCACTGATCCTTGATATTCAGGGGTCGTCGTGTAACGTAGCGCGTTAACTAGACGTGCTTCAGCCATTGGTTCAAGACGCTGTTGTTCTTCTTCGCGCACGCCACGTAAAGAGTTTTGTGCACGAACATAATCCTCTGCAAACGGGCGAACTTTCGCTTGAACAAAAGCTTCTAATGGATCTCCACGTAATTGTAGCTCACCAATCCCTCTAGCTCGCATAGTTTCTGCTATTTCTAGCATTTGAGCTTCGGCGGCAGATTGTTTTTGTATAGTTTCTGTGATCTTAGCGGTCGTCTTATTGACGTCTCGTTCTCTTTGCTGATATGCCGCGGCAACTAACGGAGACTCCCATCTCCTACGACCAATCTCTGGGGCACTGAAACCGCCAGCTGAGTTAACAGGAGAACGGGCTTTATTTACGCCATTGGGATCATCGGGTTGGTCAATCACTGGTATCCTCAAGCATTATAGACAAATCCTTGCCAAAATCCGGCCCAAATTCTTCTTTAGCCTTCTTGATCTGCTCATCGACCCACTTATCATCCCGCTTAGCCAATGGTGACTGCTCCGTTGGTGATGATTCTGGGGCGCGCATGGCCGTATCGTATTCTTTGTGTTCTTTAGCTTCTTCTTCTAGAGCCCATTGCTCCGCGCTATCGACCTGTTCTTTCTCTATCTTATCAGCTTCCTGCTCAGCCTCGACTTGAGCGACGTTGCGACGTATAGCCTTATCTTGATATTCATAATAAAGTTCTTCTACCGTATAGGATTGAAGTAATGGATCTTTTAGTGGGCGTTGATAGTATTCTGACCACCAAGCTTGAAGTTTTAATAAAAGACGAAGTTCAGAATTTTCTGAACTTTCAGCGTGGCCCCTGATTATGTCCGTTATAGCGTCAAAACGAGAGAGCCGCCTTAATTGCCCCTCGTTAGCTATTTTCCCAATGGATCTTTTTGCTCAGCAGAAGGTTGCTTCTTAAGGCGTTCTATCCATTGAGCTTCTTGCACCATAACCTTATCGAACAACTCAACCAGCACGTTCTCGTCAAGGAAGTCAAGGCCGCCGTTGCTGTTCTGCCACCAATCTGGCGCTTTGATGATGCGACCGCGAAGTGCGGATATCACCGTTGCAATGCCTTGTAAGTTACTGGAAGGATTGGCCGATTCGCCAACCAGGCGTCCGCGCTCTAGTTCGACCTGACGCTTCTGCAGGATACTGAGCACGCAGACGACGGTGAACTCGCCAGCGTATTTTTGCTCAGTGATGGCGCCGGTAGACTCAAAATAAAAAACACTTTCGTTCTTTGGTAGATCCATGTGCCACTCCTATTTTATAGATATATTATACTTATCTTAATGTTGAGGAGATGGGTTGCTTAAAAAAGACGCTTAACTTGAGGTAAATATTTAACTAATACTTGTTTTGCCTCAGGCACCCCAGCACCTGCAGCCTTTTTTGCATCATCTATTGCTTTAACCGCAGTTGGCGGAAGGGCGGCTGTAGGAAGAAGTGGCGATATTTCTGGTGGAGTTACTTTTGCCATCTTTTGTAGCGTAACATCTGGCGATTCTGATACGCGGGATTCTATGATATTGGGAGGTTCTGGATCTCTTTCATCGCGCCAACCAATGGCTTTCCAAGCTAACGTGATTGACCCTAACGCTTCTGCTTTTAACTCTTCTGCGCGAGAAGTTATCTGTGCTTTTCCTGTTAAAAACAGCAGTTGATCAGTTTTAGAGTCACGCACCTCGATCGTTATGTATTTGTGAAATAAGAAAGAAAGCACGTCTGGCATGATCAGGTTCTGCGTCGGACTCTGACCAGGCAAACGCAGGCCACCGATGGTTCCTTCTACACTAACCATGGTGGGCACTAATTCTACGGGTAACGGGTTATCGATAGTTCTAATCTCACGTGTTTCCGTGTTGATACGCCACGAGATCGCGGTCGCGAAAGCAGCCAATTCTCCGTTAATCTTCAGCATACAGCGCGCGCCAGAGGCATATTTAGCTTGGGGGCGTAGCGAGTAAATTTCTCGTAAGGTGTCGCCTACGTTTTCAGCGGCACTCGATATAAGATTCTGGCCTTCTAAAGCCGGGAATAATTGATTAAGAAGGTTCGCCATAATTAAACAAACTGTTGCCCTACGCCAGACATACCCGTAGAGAACGAATCCTCATCAGCATAGATACCCATGAACGTAAAACGCTGTATAGCAGTCGATCTTTTCGTTAGCTGAAAATCAGACCTTGTCAATCTACAATCCCTTATGATAGCAACACGCTTCGATTGAGTCGTATTTGATCCAATATCTTGATATTTTTGATATATCTCTATATCAAACCGAAACCCAACATCAAGCGACTTAGGATCAAAGGACAGATCTGCTCGCCCATCATTTAAATTGCTCGGACTGAACGTCTTCTTCAACTCGTCCAACTTTGCCTTTGTGTTCTCATTAAAGCCTTTAGGTGCTCTTGTGTAGCCACCGATACCGTTTCCATGCGGCGACACGCCGTCAGGTACTTGTGCTACGGCGCCAGCCATCCCTTTTATGTAGCGGATAACGGTGAAGCTACCGCTTACGTCATAAGAAAGCGGCTCCACGGAAGAAGGCTCGTACATGCCTAATAGCCGGGGAGCCGCGTGCTTGACGTCGATAGTATATGACATGTCTGTAGCAAACGCGACCGTAAGCCCGTTTAGCTTAATCTTAGCGTTCGCACCGGTCAAAAAGAACGTCTGTGACATATCGCCTTCTAATAATTACACTAAATCTGCGTCGCCTGACCTTGCGACCTGGTCGGCAGCGGCGGAGGTAGAATCGTCGTCGTGCAATATGCAGTTGAACGCGTAACCGTCGGTCAATATGCCGCGCTTGTTGACGCTTGCGCCCTTGCGGACAAAGCGACAATCATGCAGTTTCACGATCGATTTAGGATTTGCGGCATCCATACCTTTTTGCATGATCTCGAGCGTGAAGGTTTCCGAGGATAGCAAATTTTTCGGGTCAAAATGCATGCTAGCGTTGCCCCCTGTTCCTGGGACTAGTTTCTTCATGCCGTTACCACCAGCGGCGGCTTGGAAGGGTTTTCCTGTTGCTGCTGCGCTTGCCGCATAACGAATGATGCTTAGCGTACCTTGTACGGAATAAGCGACCGGTTCATTAGAAACTACCTCGTAGCGGCCCATCGTCTCGACCGGGATCGAGGTGACTTCTACGTTGTAGCTAACGTCTTGGGCGTACGCGATCGTGATGTTACCCAACCTGATTTTGGCATTAGCGCCAGTGATAAAAGACGGTGTATAACCCATAACTTAACTCCTTTTTGGAGTACGGTACTCCATACCAAGTATTTTTTTAGGATAAGGCACTATGCCTTAACCCTACTATTAGTATAACATCGATTCACTTAAATTTTGTTGCTTTTTCTTAAATTATCTTTTGCCCATAGCGGCTGAAGATTTGTGTAATGACAGGCTTTTTTCAATTGTTGAGGATCTGATAGATCAAACGATGACAACGGCATCATGTGGTCGATATGCCAAGTCCCCCGACCCCAATTCTTCCAAGACATACCGGGGAGGAACTTAGATTCAATGTAGGACTGTAGCTCTGGGATGGAGCATCCTAAGTTACGAATAGCTGAGCCTCGCTGACCCTTCCCGCGCAAGGCTGCGTTTAAACGTGCCCTCAATACCGTGCGCAAACGATACGTGGTTGAGCGATGATATAGTTGCCTATGGTAGCAAGTATCGCACGTATCCCCGTGGTAGCGACTACCGATTATAGGGCCTTGGCATGCCTTGCAATTTTGCTGATAATCTCTTATCTTCTGTTTGATCATGGTCTTGCGGCGATGACAACCTCGGCATGTTGGGCCATCGTACCATATCCTAGCCAGCACTACGCCGCATAAAATACATGGGTTGCCACTTCTATGCTTATGGGGCGTTGTTCGATACCTTTTCATGTAGCATGCGATGCAGATAGTCGGGTCTGCATTAGCCCAACGCTGGGTAACCTTAGTTTTACAGATAATGCAACTTTTTGTGGCCATAATAAGTCATTATACTATATCAATAATATTAAATGTCTTTGTTGAAGGTATTTATTGGTATAACGGCTTTATGGAAAAGACATGTACACGCTGTAAAATTACAAAAACACTTGATCAATTTCATAAAGAAGTACGAGGAAAATTCGGTGTTAAGTCGAAGTGTAATAAGTGCATTACTGAGTTAAGTCAGCAATGGAAAAAAGAAAATCCAGAGCGCGAACGAGCTAACAGGAAGCGATGGAACGCGACTAATAAGACTCAGCACCATGAAATGACATACAACTGGCGTGATGCTAATAAACAGCGTCATGCAGAATATGTTGCGAAATATCAACGGGATCGCAAGGCCGTTGATCCCTTGTTTAAATTGACCTGCCAGTTCCGAAGTCTTTTATATAATCATTTAATGAGAAAAAATTTAAAGAAACATCAGAGGGTTGAGCGCTATCTTGGTTGCTCTTTTGAAGATTTTAAAAAACACATTGAATCGCAGTTTGTATCTGGGATGACTTGGGAAAACTATGGAACTTATTGGTCGATAGATCACTGTTGCCCATGTTATCAAGCACAAAACGAAGAAGAATTCGATAAATTACAACACTTTAGTAATCTACGGCCCGTGACCGTCGTTAAGAATCTATTCAAATCCAATAAAAAAACTAAAGAAGCAGAGAGTCTTTGCGTTAAACTTCTTGGTCGATCTTGGATCTAAATAAAAAGGGCCTCATCTTTACGATGAAGCCCTTTTCTATAAGATCGGCTAATTACGCTACTGACTGTGCTCTTTGGAGCGTGATCGTAGCGAGTATGAAGTCAATGCCTTCGACCAGTTTCACAGTCACGTCGATGTAGATTATGTTGCCCTCAAGGCGGACGCTTAGTGAATGATACCCGTTAGGCGCATCAGCTGTCGAAACCGTGATCCCTTGCGACAGGTACGTACGAAGGATCGAGTCGGCAGTAGAAGCAACCTCGGTCGCCTTCACCGTATTCTTGACGCCAACGTACAGGTTTTCCATCTGGTTGCGGAAGTCATAGGCGAGGATGTCGGCTGCGTACAACACGTTTGCTCTGTTGTACACCCAGTTACCATCTCTACCGTAGGTTGTATTGTCGACCACAACGCGGAAGCCACCGGTCTGTGGGGCTTCAAGGAACGAGATACCGCTCTGGATAGCTTCATCCGCCATCGTGTCCGGATCAAAGTCGCCCACGATGTCCTCAGCTGCTGTACGCATTGGCTGCCCAGTCTGTCGGATACCGCTGCAGTTCATGCGCTTGAACGTCATCGGGGTTCCGATCGGCGAACCACCGCGCGCACCGGCGAGGAGGCAAGCAAGCGCCCATGGCTGATACCACCTGATGTTACCTTGTGCGTCACTCTGACGGATGTCTTGGATGAACAGCTGCGATCTCGCGTCTGCTATGATGCCAGACTGCGCTTTGCAGTTGTCAAACGAGTCCTTCATTGACAGGTAACCTTGACGCTCGGACTTCTTCTTGGTAGTCGCCATCATGCTGAGATGCGTCTTCACGGCCTGGTGGAGACCAGCTAGCGTGTACGAGGAAAGAGAATCAGTGAGACCGTCTAAGATGTCTTCGGCAGCGTCGCGTGAGAACAGCGGGACGACGGAGTTAACACGCACCTTAGAGAATTTCTCAAGTGCGGTCACCATATCCACGGTCTGTGACGCGCCTTTCGCACCGCCAGAGAGCGCAGTCTCGATCAGTGCGTCAGCAAGACCAGTCATCGCCTGGTTGGCGATCAAGGCTTGCAGCGACTGCGAGAAGAAACCAAGCGTATCAGAAGCGTCCTTCTTCATGCGAGCGGGCTTGTTGGCCGCGCTAAGCGCGCCGATGTCTGACACATAATCAAGAGCAAGCGGTGGGAGAACGCCGTACAGTGGCACGGACACTTCTGAGGCCCAACCCGTTTGCAGGTTGATGTAGCGAACCATATCACCAAGGGTCGGATAGGATGCCTTATCGAGCGTGAAAACTGGCGATCCGTTAAGCTTCAGGATCATGGAGCTAGCGTTCACCGATACGGAGGCTGATGCGCCTACGCCGGTGTACCCGATCGACATCACGATGTTACCGCCCAGCGCTTCCTCTTCTTTCAGGAGGTCACGGGTGCTGAAGATGCTCATCGTAGATGATGGCTCGAGCGCCGGCGAATACATCGCCGGAGTTATTTTCATCGTCGCTAGTGGAGTACCGAGCTTGTTGGCGAGCTCGAAGCTGCGACCCCAACCGCTGCGGTGCAGGTTTGAACCGGCCGCCATCGCGAACGATATAGTGCTTGCGCCATCGATGCCGCCGACCACGACCGTCATGCCAGCGGGAAGACCAGCGGACCAGTTCCCGGCACCAGCAAGAGCAGCAATGAGGTCTGCGTTATCGGTGATCGCTGGGAACGTGAACGTGTTTGGCGCTCCACCGTTCATGTAAAGATCAAACTTATTGCCAGTCACGATCGAAGCCTCGTTGAACGTTGCGGAGGAGAGGGCTACTGCAGGAACTTCGCCGATCAAAACGTTCTTGTAGGTGATAAGGTTACCACCGATACCGTACTCACGCGACTTTACCGTGCCGTAGGAGCTGGCAAGAACGAGCTGAGCACGAAGAGAGGCGTTGGTCTTATAAACGTAGATAGCCTGCGCGCCCGATGGGATCGCCCCGTCAGTCGCTGGGCTAAACAGGAAACTAGCTGCATCGACGATCGGACCGGAGCGATACTTATCGCGGATAGCTGGCATCTGGTCAGGACTAAAGACGTTGTTCGCGATCTCGACCTCAGCACTGCCTGGCGCGCCAGCATCGGCTTCGCCGAAGATAGCAACAAGGCCAGTAGGGCTAAGTGGGAAGCCGCCGCCTAAGTCTATGATACTCTTAGAGTATGCGCCGGGGACCCAGATAGTCGCGCCGTTGAATGAAACATTAATCGCCATCTTATATCTCCTTCATACCTAATTTGATCAAATCGTTCTTAAATAATATCATCTTATTAACAAGAGGGTAATCCCGGCAAAAGAGTGCCCACTTAGTGCGTCCCGTTTCGCTAAAATAACCCTTGACTTCTATTATAACACCAGTGTCAAGCTGAAAATCAGGGCTAAATGTCCTACCGTCTGATAATTTAAATCGCGTTGCCCTACTTCCCCCTATACGGGCTCGCTATAATCCTATAACAAAAACAAATGCTTATTACAGTTTAATACCGTATTGCATCAACGCGGCGTCAAAGGATGCCATCGTCTCGCTATCCTTCAAACCGCGTCCTCTAAAATCTGCCGCTATGATCTCTTTTCTATGAGCCACTGGGATGTGTGAGGAGCGCTTGACCCACCATGCATCGAAAGGAACTAATTCCTCTGCGGCAACGCTAGGAATCAGCTTCTTCTCTTCTTCGCGTTTCTGACTCTCCATCGCCTTGATCTCTTCTAAAATCTTATTCATGTCTTCTGTGCCCTTCTTTTCCTTGGCCATGTTATCTCCTTTATTCGTCGATATCCTCAACACGCTCTGGCGTGACTGTAATTTCGAGGTCGTCTACCGGGTTGAAGTTCTCTTGCTGCAAGAAGTTCTGTGTCGTACAGCGCACGCGAACCCAGCGGGTCCATATATTTTCTGACTGATACGTAGTATCCTTTTGATAATCAGACGCGCTCCACGTCTGCAGTTGCATGCCTAATTTTTCGGCCGTTCTTTTTTCTTTAAAAAGGATATAGGCTAAGATGTAATATAACCACAACGTTTGGTCGCTGTTGCGGTTTGAACGAATGCCAATATCGATGTAGGTTGTAAACACGCCCGTTGTTATGGTTCCCTCTGCGCCATTATCGAAATGGTCACCTACCGCGGCCTTGCCCTCGTCTTCTGCATCTGTAGACAGATGGATACTGAAGCACGGGATACGGTTGACGTTGTAACTCCATGATTGCACGACAGGTATCGTGGTCTCAAAGAACCAGGTTTTAATCTGATCGATATAATCTTGCCCATATGATGCCTTTAGCTCGTCGGTCAAAAATTGAGAAAATATATCGTCAAACGCGGTCGTGTTCTGGCGCAGGTTGTCGATCCCCTGCTGAACAACCCGCTGAATGGCTATTTCTGGCATCACGAATCCCATTTTATCCTCTAATACTAACGTCCGTATCGCTCGATTATATGATCAACTGCGACCTTAACATTTTGCTCTAACTGCTGATTGATGTAGTCCAACAACGGGGCCGCATCAATCTTCTTCTCTGGTAACACCCACTGTGTCGCCGGATTTTGATCACTGGTTGCTGTACGAAACACGACACTGCCTGAGCGGTTCCCTTGTTTACTAGCCCTCTTTTGTGTCACAGTAGCGTTGTGCGCCGCTTGCCCATCAAACATATTTGGCGGACCATTAACGGATCGCGATTGATCGATCGGTATCTGTTTATATCGCATGCCCGTTTTCTTGGAAACTTTCGCGTTTTTCAACAAACGCGGCAACATCGGCAACGGCGGTAAAAAAAATCCAGTTTGCCCTGTTGATGTCCCAATCTTCACGCCACTATGATCCCTTATAATAGTCACACTACTTAAAAAATCTTCGCCTAGCCCATGCCCTAACTGCCGTGCTTCTTGTAACGCATAATCCGCAGCCGCATTAATCGCTTGCTCTAATTCCATATTTAACGCTGCCAACATCATCTCTATCGTTCTAGGGTCCAAGTTGTTGAGTTGCAGCCTAGTTTGTATGCGATGTACCTCTTCGTGTAAATTAACCATTCTGCTTTTTAAGGGCTTTTGCTCGCATGTCCTTCAAAAAATTATCGCGATCCATATAGCCCCAATCCTGTCTAAAAACAATGCGAATACGGCCATTTGGCTCTATCTCGATCTGTGGCTTGGACAAGTAACAATAATCATTCTCTAAGATCGGTTCGGGCCGTGCAGGATTCGAGGAATAGGCTTCAACGGTGACAGGCTTTTTGCTGAGTTCTTCTAATTTGGCCTGTAGTTCGCGCAGTTTACCCTCTAACTCATCGATATCTTTGCCGGCATCACCGGTCAGCTTGTTGTGCTGGCCAGATAACTCTTGAACGCGCGACTCTAGTTTATCGAATAACTTCATCATACGTTGCTCAACCTGTTGAAGATCAACCACAACGTTGTGACGAATCTCTTTGCGAATGTGCTCCACTTCCTCGTAAATATCGGCGATGTTGTGGCGTCGATAATCATCAGTCAAGCGCTTTAAGCCGCCAGCGATATCTAGATCGCTGAGCGCATTTTCATCAAGAAATTGCAGTTCCGCTTCATCCTCAGGGAGATACCACTCGAACACGCTCATCAACTCTGCGGTCAGTTGAGGAAGCGATTTGTGGGTGAACTGATGGACTATCTTGTGGCCATTTGAGATGCGGCCAGAATAGATATCGTTGATGTGCTTGCGGATGCTAAGGATATATTGATCGATATGGATATCTTTAAAGTCTTCATCTTTCATATCCCGTATCGAATCGCGCAACCAACGGAACACGCCGTTGCCAACTAGCTTCAAGGAATCGCCGTGGGTCACTTCTAGGGTCGCACCACCGCCCATCGGGCCGCGGATTATGTTCTTTTCAAGGCCCTCAGCGGATTCACTTTTTTTAACTTTTGACGCCGCGTCATCTTTCTTCTTTTTATTGCTTTCAATCCGAGCGCGCTTCTTCTCTTCCTTATGTTCTTTAAGGTGACGTTCTCTTTCCTTCTCATCTTTGATGCTGCGCTTGGTTTCTAGGCCAGCTTGCTTACGCTTCGGTGAATCGCCATGCCAGTTACCGCCCGTATCCTGGCCAGAATGCTCAGGCGCTCCCTTATCGGGCGCGGTATATTTCCCTGCGATAGATTTTGGCGGACGCCCACGTGCGCTGTTGTCTTTACCTTTACCGTGCAGCACCCATTGGATCATGCGCCATTGAGCTTTACTAACAGCTTTCGGCATATTATCCTCGTTAGATCGTATCTATCTCTATTATAGCGGATTGGCACCCTTAATCAACAATAGAACATTTATTACTCTTACTACGATTCTCTTTCGCCCAAAGTGGCTGTAAATTAGTATAGTGACAAACCATCTTCAGTTGCTCAGTGTTAGTAAGATCAACAGAAGAGATTGGAATAATGTGATCAATGTGCCAGCCATAAAAGCCATAGTTATCCCAAGTCATGCCAGGAAGAAACTTTGATTCAAGATAGGATTTAAGTATCAATATTGAGCAGCCAAGATCTTTAACCGCCGAACCAGATTTTGCATTATTTTTAAGTGCACTCTTAAAGCGACTCCTTAATATGTGCTGTAAACGATACTGTATATTGCTGTGATATCGTTTATAATCTGCCGTTCGCGATAATGTTCTTTTTAATTCAATATTGTTATCGAACCATGTTCTGCGATAACACAGTTGACTACAATATTTTTTTTTAGCAGTCGTTGATGAAAAGCTGCGACCACAACGTAAACAGTTATTGATTTTAACTACAGTGCCCCTAGATTTTGTGCGACTATGGCAATTTCTGCACATAGTGCCAATGCGTGTCTGAAATACGCGATTGCATAATATGCACTGCTGATCATGCCGTGGATACTTAGCATTTACCCATTGCGTTTTATATTTGGCGATACACGCCTTACAAAAATGCGCAATATATCCTTTACCAGTAATAGGAAAATTTACAATATTAAACATATTATTACATTGCTTGCATCGTCGCATATTATGAATTGTTGTATCGTCCATAATTCTCTCTACAATTATTAACCGGCTAATGGTTCTAATGTGGCATGAACCAAAAAGTCTTTTCGTACTAAAAGTTCCTGCGATAGCCTTATAGCTTGCTTATTTCCAGCAATAAGCTCTTGCGTGATCCTAAGTTCTCTTAGAGCCTGTAAAACAGTGTACACGGGAGAAGCATAATACGATACAGCATAAACCTGCCCTTGTCCAGTGATAGGATCAAGTTCTGGGGTATGACCGTCTATCCACTCAATCTCGCCGTTCGTTATTCTAAAATCCACGTTCGCTGTATAAGTCTTTAAAACATTGTTTTTTACTGTAGACAGATTATCGATCGATGTGATAGGGTAACGCAAGCGCTGACGCTTATTGGATCTTACCTCATATTCCTTTAATTCCCACAGTCTTACCTCGTATCCTTTCAATATCAGTTGATCATATTGACCAAAATCTGCTTGAGTGCCATCGTCATATGTGGTTGGAAACGTGACGATGGTGGTACCTAACTCTAAAGTGCCCTGTTGCTCAAATACTTTTTCTAAAGAGTTTCCAGAAAACATGCCTATGATTTCTCGTTCATCGTAGTACATGAAACCTTTTGCGCCGCATATTGTGCAATTAGGATCGTGAGTGTGATCGTCTAATTTACGTAAATTCGGGCATGGTTGAGCGCGCTTGTGCGTGAACTTCACCCCTCTTTGGCGCAGCAATTGATCAAAATTAGCAGAACGTATGCTAGGGTCTGGTAAAAATGGGGGCATCTGCGGGGGCGTAGACAATGGCACCGATGGTAATATTTGATCTGGACGCTTCATCGGCATAAAGTGGTTTCTCCTAGTTTACACTGCGACCTGCAGACATATTAATTATACCACCACCGGGCTCTCATTGCCTTACCTAAGATACACGATATAATATATATAATACGCTATGTTAGATAAACAGATTCTTATATTGCAGAAGATCGTAGATGCTGATGGAAGTTGCGCGTGGATGTCTCCAGCATCATGTGCACTATGTCCACTGGGGCACTTAAAGCGCCGATCTGACGGCACTTTTTTAAGTTGCGTAGATGGGGTAGGTATAAATTCTTTAACGGCGCCAGAAGCGAACGTGCGAATTAAGGAAGCGGCCGAGGCATTACTGACTATTTTTTGTTTGGAGTTACTACTGAAACGCGGGAAGATATGACCCTTAGTGAGCAGCAAAAAGCTATACTGCAAGAAATTTTAAACTTGCAGGGAAAATGTTTGGACGGCAGACCGCGTTGTCAGTTATGCCCGCTTAAAACCCTTTGCTTACCTGAATTCTTAAAACCACTACCGCCTACCCAATCACAGCGATTTAACTTAGCATTGCGTATCTTACTCCATAGCTCACTCATTGATCCTGAAGTGACCTTAGAAGACATTCTGCGCGATTACAATCGCTGATAGGACCTATGCGGCGCTACCTTGAGAAGGATATACAGGCGGCATATACGGCTACTGAGAAGGACTGTTTGATAGCTCTATCTTTCCTTAATATCCTATATCACTTGGATGTTATAGCGGCAAAACACATATACAGTGAAGCGCGGTACCGTTTTTTCCAAACGCGATACCTCGCGCATCGCGATGACCTATCTCACCGTCAATAAATAAATAACGTATAATGATATCATGAAATATAAAGTCGATAATGCGCTTATGGCGAAATATTTTTACGAAGAGTTCGACTTCGCCCGCCACATGCATATCAACCAATTTTTAAGTATTGTCAGCGCGTTAGACCCAAAATTAAAGCGCGGCATCGATTCAACGATCGTTACTCTATTGAAGAGTAAATATACATGGGGCGATAAATGGCTAAGCCTCTAAATCCTTTAATCGCGTCTCTTGGAGTATGGGAGGAGGGGTGGCGTGCCAAATGTAAGAACAACGGCGAAATTTATACTATACGCGGCCGCGGGATCGCCGAAGGGTATCTTAGCTGTGAAAATGAATTTGGTTATCTCCACGACATCAATTATGAAGAGTTAGATTTTTATGACTATTCGGTCGAATGCTTTCATGACTGGGAAGAAAAACCTTTATTTACAAGCACTTATAGACGATGTAAGAAGTGCGGTAAGGAAGCAGGATGAACTGCCGCAGTTGTCATAAAAAATTTTACGTGATCGCCCGATCTTTGTCAAAATTTTGCCCATTCTGCGGGCGAAATTTGCTCTCTAGTGTGATACGTTGCCAAAAATGCCTAACGTTGCTTAGTTTGCATCAACGATATTGTCCACTATGCAATGCTGATTCTCACTTAGCATTGCAATTTTGCGAGGAAGATGATCGCTGGTCATCCCATGGCTACGATTGATCATGAAATCCTGCTATTCCCTTGAAAATATCCAACACATTGAACGATTTACCAGCATCCTATGTTCTGTAGACCCCGCGTTCCTTCCTCTTTGGCAGATCGTATCTCATGAGCTAAGTTACACCTTAATACGCTTTTACGCACAGCAAATTATCAAGAAAAATATTCGCGGTTAGATTAAAAACGCGATAAGATTGTAATTGGGGGTACTTATCATGCCAGTCAACCCTGATTACTCCTATGATGCTATAACCAGTTCGGTCACGCAATGGACCCACTTCAGAGCGCCTTTACTGCGTAAAGCCGCTGATATTAGTAACCTAATCTCCTTTATTATGATATTGCCTAAATTTAACCTAAAAGTACCAAAAATATTAGAGATAGAGTTGCGCGATGAGGCCGCGGCGGTGCGACACATGCTTTCAAGGTCCACAAGGATAAGCCTCAACAGCCGATCGACGCGGATGCGGGATAAAAAGAAATGATGATGAAGAGCACCAACGATGCCGCGTGCGCGTATCGTTTCGTGATAATCATGCGTAAGTTAGGTTGGCCGCCGATATCTCGTCAGGCAATAGATAACCTATGCCGTGCCGCGCTAGACATACAATGGACCGACATCATGTCGTCTGTGATGTTCCCCCTACCGTTCTCCAACGAACACCACGAGGACGATGATTCGTACGGACCTGACTACGATTGATTATTTCTTGGGAGTTTGTTTTTCAGCGCCGTATAATTTTTCAGCATCTATGTCGGCGCCTGGCGGATATTGATACGGCACTATCTTGCGCGCGTAAGGTTCACCGTTCAAATCTACGTATTTATGCTCATGTAGGTCTTTATCGGTGATATTTTTAGCCGCCTGCATTACATTGCGAACACTATCCTTAAAATGCTTATCTAGGTCCCACTTCTTATCAAGCGACAACCCCTCAGGATGGTTCATCTTGTATACGTTCTCGCGAGCGACAGGAGAATTAACCGACGATACTAGGTAGGCTACGGCTTCGTTCATGAGATGGTGCATGTGATCTGGATGGCCTTTGCCCTGCAGATGCTCGTTGACGTTGTGGGGTGCGGTCACGTAATCTGGGAGCGCTGTCATGGCGTGGGTTATCATGGAGCGCGCCACGGGATGCATCGTCGAGTACATCTTGTTGATGAAGGCCTGACGCGACTTCCAACCATGTACGTCTGCGATCTTGTCAACAACGTTATGGTACGCCTCGTGCGCCACGTTGGCCTGCTGCGCGGTGGGATGTTCTTTGTGAGAAGGATGTTCTACGTCCACGCCCGCGCTGCCTAAACTCGATACTCCTTCTACGGCAGGATGATATTCTTCGCCCATGCGTCGCTTGATCTGCTTGTTGGAGAGAAGGGCCACCGATGATTCGGGGCGCGTCATGCTGCCAGGGAGTAACTTGGGCGCTTTGATGATGTGGATCTTCTCAAGTAGTTCCCACTGCGCGTTACTGTTAAATACTATGCGTTTCACCGAAAAACACCGGATTATTTTGTTTTGGGGGCATGCGGGACAGAGTCTATCAACTTCTTTCCCTCATCACTTAACTTGAGGTAGCGCGGGTCTTTCTTACGCTCGTCTGGGTGGATGTTACTCCACTCATCGCCCTTATCCCCTTTACGCTGTTTTTTAGCCGCTACTTTAAATTCTTTCTCGACGCGCGCCCTATCTGTGGTCGAACCTGACGTGGTATACCGATGCGCGGCCTTGTTTGGGCCTACGTTCTCGTATCGCTCGGCAACGCGGTTCTCTTTACGTTTTATGTTGTCTTTAGGATCGTATTGACCGCCACCCTTTGGACCATATTCACTTTTAAGTAAATATTTAAGTTCACACAGGTTTCTTGCTAGCGTCTCAAGTCGATCAAACACGTCATCGTATCTCATACTGACCGCTTTCGTTGGCGATAGATAAAACTCTACTATAAGTTAATTGTATCATGGGAAGAAGTAAGATGGGCGATTTTAAAAAGGTAGGGCCCCTGTTATAAGCGATCCTATAAGTCATTAACTCGATTACTAAGTGAAATATAAGCGAGTCACTCGTCGTCCGGCGCCCACCGCATGACGCTCGCGCCTTCTGGGAAATCGTCGAAATCGTCTACCCCGCTCCACAAACGTACCACGCATCTCTGCTTGCCGGCGCTGTCCATCTTGAACGGTCTCTTGCCGGTCTCCTCCAGCGTGAAGTCCACGTGCTCCGCCTCGAGCACGGTCTCCTCGTCGGTGTCAAGGTCAAGTATGGTCACGCGATACCTATCTGCCACGACGCTTCCCCTTCCGCCGCGCCTTGGCCTTTAACTTAGTCTTAGCCTCATTTTCCTCGTCCATCACCACGGCCAGGCAACCGCCGAACAGCACGAGCAACAACCAAGCGCCGAAGCCCAGCGCGTAGGCCTTGTTAGACTCCTCGCCCATCACCACGCACCCCAGCATCGCGAACAGCCAAATGCTCCCGAAGAACACGAACCCGAACACGCCTAGCGCGACCATGTTGATGAACGTCTTCACCATGATGTCGGCGAAGTTAAGAACGGTGCTCTTGCGCATGCGTGCCTCCAAGTGTTTTCTACCGGAGTTATACCCGGCGGAGGATGGAGCTTGAAGTGTGGTGAGGACCTCACCGGTGGAAGTGCTCCTGGAGATCGCCGGAGATACAAGCGTACGGGGTACCTTGGCGCCAGTTCCCCGCTGAGGGTGGCGGGCCATAAATTTCAGGATATAGAAGAGTACCGGTACCCGAAGCGCAGGTCCCCTTGGAAGGCTAGCGGGCCCTGTTTGCTGGGATGAGTCTTGGGCGCAGAGGATGAGCCGAGAAGGTATAGGGCTATAGTTGTGTGGGTAGGCGCGGCAGGTACCCGAACTGTTTAAAGGGATTCCTTAGGTTAATAAAGGTTACCGGGTACTGTTTTAATATAATATTATTTATTTTTAAATATTATTTAAAACCTATTTAATATATTATTATAAATAATAAATAAATAAATAATAAATTATATATATATAATATATATATAACAACAAGACTCACGGACGTGTCACACACAGAGGTGTTAATGGTAAGACAAGTGAAAGAGATCCGCGTCAACGCTCCTTCCGAGCACGAACAGATCACCATCTTGTTCACAGACGGCTCTTCCGAAGGGTTCTACACCAACAAGCACGGAGAGATGTGCATCCTTGACACAGAGATCCCCGTAGACATCACCATCGACATGCTCATGCCCTGCAAGATACGCGACTGAAGCGGTGTCGGTAAACCGGCTCACGGATGAGTCACTTAACGGAGGTACTGATGACAAGAGACGCTTATTGTTGCCAGCTCATCGACCAGATCGACGCCATCAAGAATGAGCTCAGAGAGTACGAGGACGAAGGAGAGCTTGGTCCTACTTGGCTCTACGCTCTTCTCCGAGACCTGACCTGGATAGACGGCAGGGAGACGATCGAGCTCTTAAAGGAAGCTGGCTTCATCCACTACTTCGGTAACATCAGGATCAAGTGAGCTGGTTCGATAACAAACCAACGATAAAGGGAGGATATATGAAACAGAGAGAAGCCGTATACTCAGCGACCATCAACGCGCTGCAAGAATCTGGCATCAAGTTCGAGAAGGGCATGGACGTCAACAAGGTCATGACCAAGGACATCAGGACCAAGATCATCAGCATAGTAGAAGCAGGCTTCAAGGCAGGGACCGTCACCTTCAAGGACAACGTCGGCAACAACGAGAAGATGTCTGATCCCTCCAAGCTCCACGCCTACGTGATAGGGTTGGTCAACAACTGGCATCGCAAGGACAAGGAACTCAACGGTGGGACGCAATATGCTCCCAAGAACCCTGGTTCAAGGACTGGACTGCAGGATCAGCAGCTGAAGGCGCTTCGGGCAGTAAGGACGCAGTTCGCAGACCAGCCCGAGAAGCTCGCGAAGATACAGGAAGCGATAGACAGCAGGATCGTGACCTTGAAGATGGGCAAGGCGACGAAGGTCAGCTTCAACTCAGCAGACCTTCCGACCGAGCTTGCCGAAGCGTTAGGCATCGACCAGACAGAGACCGAGTAAAGCTAAGCACCTCCGACGGGCTGGGGCTGGCCATTGATGGCTGGCCCCAGCCTGACACTGCTACGCCTGACTAATTTAATATATTATTATAAATAATAAATAAATAAATTATATATATATAATATATATATAACAACAAGACGCATGATGTGTCATAACCCCGAGGTGCTTATGAATAATACCTTCACTCTCACACGCATCCACTACTACCATAGCCGTCTCACCCTAACGTTCGCAGACGGCCGCAAGTTGCAATTCAACGCACCGGAGAGCGTTTATGGCTGGGGCAATGAGGAGGTCGAGGTCACCATCAAAGAGATAGAGGCTCACGACCCAGACTCGGAATGACTAAGTAAGCACATCTAACTCGGCTCACGGATGAGTCACTTAACCGGGAGGTACTTATGGGTGAATGGTATGAGAACGAGTCACGGTACACGCATGTTGGGTTCGTAGAGACTGGTGAGCACAGCATCTACGAGTTCGAGATCTACAGAGATCGACGAACCAACGATCTCGTGTGCTTAGACCACGAAGACCCGGACGCTCCGGTCAGCCTCAGCGAGGTCCGCGAATTCTTTAAGGAGCGCGGTGACTACGGGGTCTTTGAGGCCGAGATCAGGAAGGTCGTGCTCGATCAAGCCAACGAGGTGATCGAGAGAATCCTTAAGTAAGCGCAACTTACTCGACTCAAGGATGAGTCACTTATCTAGGAGGTACTGATGATAAAGATCACCGATAAAGAGATACGCTTGATTATGACTCTCGATGACTACGAACAGGCGTTCGATGCGCCGCTCGACATGATCTTGAAGGAGGTTGGGGTTGGGACGATCGCGGAATGGTTAGGCAAGCAGTTCCCTGGGTTCATGACGTACGATCAATGGTGTGTGACATATGAGGGCGGTATAGGAGAGTGGTTCAACAGCCGCGGCGGTTCAGTCTTCTACTGTGAGCTTGGCCTACTACTCATGGTTCTTGCAGATGCAGACAATGTATCAATAGTTGTCTTGCGTGGATAAGCGATGGGCGGGACATGATGTCCCGCCCTACCTCTCTACGCCCTACAGCCTGACACTGCT